GTGGGTCTTTATGTCAAAAAAGTATCTTATGATGGAACTCTTACAGCTATGACAGATGGTGTCTACGAAACTGCTGATGGTAAATCCATTTCAGTTGTTGGTGGTGCTATTGAAGGAATACAATCTGAAAAGGACAGAGAGGCACAAGGTGGTAAATTCACCATTGCTAAATCTGCTCAAGGTGCAAAACTTGAATCACCAACATTTGATGTAGGTGAAAAGGTTGAAGTTCTAGGTGAGGATGGTGAAAAAACACCAGCTTCTGATGGGGAACATCAAGTTGTTTTAAAAGACGAAAGTGGAAACGAGAATAAAATCAGAATTATGACCAAAGACGGAGTAATCACACAAAGAGAAAATGTTGAGGAAAAGATGTCTGAAGAAGAAATCGCAGAAATTTTCGCATTGGCTCTCAAGAAAATTGAGGTTAAGATTGATGCTATCTCAAACAAACAATCTGAGTTAGAATCAAAATTCCAAAAGTTCTCAAAGGAACCAGCAGGTCAAAAGGTTTATAACCAAAAGACCATAATTGAAAAAGCTACTGAAGTTGGTTCACGATTTGAACAATTCAAGAGGCTTAGAGAAGCACTTTCTCATAATTAAAAAAATAAAATAAAATCTATACTAAAATGAAAAAAACATTAGTAAGACAAAAATTTGACTACGATTTGGGTGGACTTTCTGCCTATGTAGATCAATTATCATCTGATATTATATCAGAGGCAGTATTGTCTCCTGTTACTATGAAGTATTGTAATGTGATTCCTAACATCAAGGGAACACAAAATGTGAATCTTCTTTCTGAGACATTATCTGTTCAAACGGGAACTACATGTGGATTCAATGACGCAGGAAATGTGACATTTACTACAGTTCCAGTCACAGTTCAGGCACTAAAGGTGAATCAAAGTTTGTGCTTGGAGGAGCTAAATTCTCTCTGGCTTGGACAATATTTGAACAGCGGGTCGTATAACGAAAATGCACCATTTGAAGCTGCTATCACAGATCTTCAAACTAAACAAATCAAAAGATACAATGAGGATTTATTGTGGAATGCATCATCTGCAACTTCTGCTTTTTCAGGTTTCATTGAGCTTTTGGATAACACAGCTGGTGTTGTTAAATTGACTGGTGCTACAGCACTTTGTTCAGTCACAGGATCTTCAATTCAAAATAAAGCTGAGAATGTTCTTCAACAAATTGATAATATAATTGAAGCTTTGGATAGAAATATCTATGGTCGTGAGGACATAGTAATTTTCATGTCACAAGCTCAGTTTAAATGTTATCTCAGATCGATTAGACAGGTCAATAATTTTCACTTCAGCGAACCGACACTTGGACAAGTTTATGAGGTTTTTCATCCACAAACTAATATCAAAGTTGTAGGTGTTCCAGGTCTCTATAATTCTGATTTGATCGCAGCTGGTCCTCAACAATATTTTATTGTTGGAACTGACTTAATGTCAGATGAAGATTCTTTCAGGGCCTGGTGGAGCATTGATTTTCAAGAAGTTAGGATGATGTCGGCATGGAAGTTGGGAACCGCTATCTCATTTCCTGAGTTTTTTGTGACTAACGGTCTGTAATTTTGTCAGAAAAAAAACAAAATATGGGGAGGAGTAAAATCCTCTCCATTATAAAAATAAACTTACAAATAATAAATTGATATACAATGGCTTGTAATTTAACAAATGGGATCGTCCTTGATTGTCGTGACAATGTCGGAGGTATTAAGACTCTTTATATCACGGATTGGGATAATATCACTTCAATCACAGAAACCACAACAGGTTCAACTGCGGGAACAATCACAGCAATTTCAGGTTCGGGCATTTTTTACGAATTTCAATTAATCAGAACAACTAGTTCTTACACTTCAACGATCAATGCATCACTTGAAGCAGGAACAGTTTTTTATAGTGATGAATTGGTTGCTTATTTCAATAAAATGGAACAAGCGAAGAGAAATATCGTTAAAACATTGGCACAATCTCAAAGATTAGCTTTAGTGTTTGAAGATAACAACGGGGATTCATTCTTTATGGGGCAGAGCTACGGAAGCTTTATCACAGCGGGAACAATCGTTAGTGGTTTAGCCTTAGGCGACGCTAATGGTTATAACCTAACTTTCGGTGCTCTTGAACCATATCCAGCAAATCAGTTGTCAGGAGATTTGAGTTCAATTGTTCAAGGTATCACTGTTCAATAATCTCTCAAAATACTAACACGGGGAGACATAGATCTCCTCGTGTTATATTAATCTGACATGTTAATAATTAAAACAAACCAGCAGAATACATTGGTGGTTACAGTATCACAAAATGCTGAACTACCAAATCCTGAATGGTTATTTTCTTTTACACACATTTTCACAAAACAAAGGGTAACTTTCATATTACCCAATACATCATCGTATCAAAATAGGTATGATGAATTTGTGTTTACAGAAGGTCAAGGTGTAGGTGAGATTGCTTTCCCATATGAGGGTCAGTATATCTATACTGTGAGCGAACAGATTGCTCAGAACCCACCGAATTTAGATCCTTCTTTAGCCTATAATGTGGTTGAAAATGGTATTGCTCAAGTCATTGCAACTTCAGCAGAGACCACAAATGATTATTACATTGAGTTTGTATCGTCAAATGAAGACAATTCGAATTATCTCTTTGCTCCTGATGAATTGAATCCTCCATCACCAACTCCATCAGTTACAGCAACACAAACTCAAACTCCTTTCGTTACACCGACAACCACACCTACGACAACACCAACTCCGAGTGTAACAGCAACCAATACGGGAACTCCGACACAAACACCTACCAATACTCAGACAAATACCCCTACGAAAACAGGGACTCCTACGCCTACCCCAAGTGTTACTCCAACAAAGACACCAACAGGAACGCCAACTAACACCCCAACTTCTAGTGCCACGCCAACAGTAACACCATCAAATACTCCAACTCAAACAAATACATCAACACCATCAATGACACCAACTCAGACCAATACTCCGAGTGTGTCTCCAACTACCACACAAACACCAACCTTGACAAACACAACGACACCAACACCAACCTTGACAAACACAACGACACCAACACCTACCCCGAGTCCAACCCCATTCAATCCGAGTTCTCTAAATCCACAAATATGGGTTGATTTCTCTGATACTTCCACAATGACATTTAGAAGTGGAACAACTAATTTGGAAAAAATTGTCAATAAGGGTTCATACGGAAGTTTAACTGCGTTCACACAAACAACCGTGTCCCTACAACCATTAATTGGTGCAACAACACAATTTTCTGGATCAGGACTTTCTGCCGTAACAATATCGAACGATTATTTGACATCGATTGTAAATACAACAGGATCTACGAATTGGACAAGAGTTGTCGTTTCTACCAATCTTGGTAATAACGCTGCTTTTAAATATGACGATGGAAGTGGTTCAGTTTTCGCAGATTACATGAGACAAACCACTACATCTGTTAGAAAAGCGTTTTTCGGTGGTGGAGCATTTTTCAGAATAGATTGTTCTTTATCAAATCGACCAACATCGGGACAAACTTTTATTGAATATACATCAACATCGGGTGGAACACAAATTTCTTATTCTTCATTCAATGGTAGTGGAACTACTGAATCCATAGTTGCGGGATCAAATTATGGAACTGCAGCACAGAATAACCCACCTTCATCAACATTATATTTATTAAATGACCCAACTGATGGCAGTTTATATTCAGGTGAAATCGGTGAAATGTATTTCTTCACGAGAGAACTCACTTCGACAGAAACAACGAATCTATTAAACTACTTGAAAACCAAATGGAATTTAAAATATTAACATGAAAGGTTTTATAAAATACTCTGAGGACCAAACACGAGAAGCACTAAATTTAATTGAAAGAATAAATAATTGTTTGGGATTACCGACAAAAGATGGATTATCTCTTACATGGCAGAACGGAGTTCTCGCATATTGTTCTCTCGATACAAATAGTGGTTCTACTATATTTTGGGGGACGGTTGTAAAAATTGATACAGAACAATTAAAAGATTGTTTGACACCGCAACAAATATCTGAGATTATACAATTACCTGATGATGTCTATATTTGTGGGACAAATATGATCTCAGGTGATTAAATCAGAAAAAAACTATATTTATAAGTATGAGTGAAAATAAAGATTCCAAATTGGAAGTTTTTGAATTTGGTGGACAAGCTAGAGTTCCGATCATTGAGGAAAATCTTATTGTCAATACTAGAACGCCATGGGTCTATTATGGTCCTACCAACCAAGCACCTCAAGAATTAATTAGATTATACAATTCAAGTCCCACCCATCGTGCATGTGTCATGAGTAAGTGGTTTGGAGTGCGTGGGGAAGAATTAAATATTGTTGACGGAGATGCATCTCGTCTATTAATGGTAAACTCAACAGGTGAAAGCCTTTACGATTTGTGGCAGAAAGCATGTCTTGACTTCATTTTATATGGTTCATTTTCAATCAATTGTGTTTGGCGTAAAGATCGTGATGCCGGATTTGATATGTATTATATGGATCTTTCAAAATTGAGAGCAGGTAAATCAGATATGCACGATAGAATTAATGATTATTATTATTCTGCTGATTGGTTATATCCCAAGAAAGAACCATTCGTTCCAAGAAGATTGCCAGCATTTGATATAAATAGAGATGAGCCAAGCCAGATTTTCTATTATACTACACATAGCGTTGGTAATCAATACTATGCAACACCCTCCTATTGGGGAGCAGCTACTGCAATTTCAACAGAACTGGAAATATACAACTGGTGGTATAACGGAATTTTGAATAATCTTCAGCCATCTCTGTTTGTGGCTATCAACTCTGGAATTCCTGATCCTGAACAGAGGGA